TTACGATGAGCGCATCAGTCCTGACAGCAAGATTATTCTGATTCCGTTTTCTGATGCTGCTGAAGCTGACTCGGCTCCATATGGTGCATTCAGCAACAACACAGACCAAACAGCGCCAAGTGCTGGGACAACTGCCATTGTTGTTTTTGACACAACAGAAGAAAGCAACGGCATTTATCTGTCCAACACCACACGCATCAACGTAAGAAACGCTGGCCTCTACAACTTTCAGTATTCGCTGCAACTGCAAAACAGCACGAATGATGGTCAGTATGCGGATGTTTGGTTTCGTGTAAACGGTACGGATGTTGCAAAATCTGGCAGTCGTTTTGGTTTGCCAGCAAGAAAAAGCACTGGTGACCCAAGCCACTTGATTGGGTCAATGAACCTTGTACTTGATTTGGCTGCAAATGATTATGTTGAGATTGCTGGAGCTGTTTCTGATGTGGGGGTGACACTTGAGCACTTTGCTGCTGATGGTGCAATTCCAAGGCCATCAATCCCTGCTGTAATCCTGACGGCTCAATATATTGCACCGATGGCATATTCAAACGTCTATGTCAGTTCGCAGTCAAAAGGCAGCGCGGTGGTTTCACACTACGCAAATTCAACGGCCAACAAGACATATGCGTATGTTGTTGTTGGTTGAAATTGTCTATAATCATTCCATCGGATCACCCGCTATGGAATCCAAGACTTCAAGGAGTTAATCATGGCGGTCACTACCACCACACAAGTTGATCCAACAATCCAGCCATTTCTGAGCTACGGATTGCAAGAGGCGCAGCGGCTTTATCAATCTGGTGGCCCTCAATACTACCCAGGTCAAACCTACGTTGGCCCATCGCAGACCACTCAAACAGGCTTGCAAGCTCTTGAGCAACGTGCGATGCAGGGCAATCCTCTGGTTGGCGCTGCTCAGGGTGCTGTTCAAGGCGCTATCCAAGGCCAGCAAAGCCCTGCTGCACAGATGTATCAGAACATCTACGGTCAAGCTGCGTCAAGCCCAACAAACCAGTTCTTCACAGGCTTGATGGGTGGCTCTGTGAACCCGGCAATGGCTGGCACTCAGGCGACTGCTGGCGGTCAATTCTTGGGTGGCAATCCATTCTTTCAGGGTGCTTTTGCTCCTGCTGCTCAAGCTGCAACTCAACAGTTCCAAACAGCAATTGGTGACATTGGTTCCGCTGCGTCTAAGGCTGGCCGATATGGCTCTGGCGCAATGGGTACGCTGCAAGATCGCGCCTCTGGTCAGCTTGCCAAGTCTTTGAGCGACACCGCTGGTCAACTGGCCTACCAGAACTACGCTCAAGAGCGTGGCTTGCAGGAGTCTGCTCAAGGCCGATTGGGCGCATTGGCGCAACAAAACATTGCAAACCAAATGGCTGGCGCAACTGGTTTGGGTCAGAACTACCAACAAGCTCTGGCGACACAGTTGGCCGCTACTGGTGGTGTTGGTCAGACATTTGCGTCTGATGTTGCTCGACAGCTCACTGCTGCTGGCATGGCTCCGGGTCTTGCTCAGTCTGACTATCAAGACATCCAGAACCTGTTGGTTGCTGGTCAAGCCCGTGAAGGCTACACAGGTCAACAGACTGCGGCTGACATTGCTCGGTTTAACTTCCAACAGAATGCGCCTCAACAGAACTTGGCTACATTCTTGTCTGGCGTGTACGGCAACCCAATGGCGACATTAAAGAGCCAAACACAAAGCGGATCGACTGACACCTCTAACCTGCAAAAAGTTCTTGGCACTGCTGCAACATTGGGTGGTTTGTACAAGAACATTGGCGGAACTGCTGGCCTTACAAGCATTGGCAACTGGCTTGGTGGTTTTGGCGGGTCTTCTGGTACGTTCGCCGCTGATCCTAACGCCTATGCTTTTGGCTCTAACTGGTGGGAATAAACATGGCTGGATTACTTGACATTTTCGGCACTGGTGGAACTGAGACTCTTGGCCTTTTGGGCATGAGTCCTGGTGACATTCAGCGCAACCGTGAAGACGCACAAGCACAGGCTCTTTATGGCTTGGCCGCTCGATTGTTCCAAGGTGGTAACACTGGTCAGTCTATTGCTGAAGGCTTGCAACAAGGCCAGAAGCTGTATTCGTCTGCAATGCAAAACCAACTGCAAGAACAGTTGCAAGGTTTTCAGATGAAAGATTTGCTTGAGAAGCGCAAACGTGAGCAAGAGGCTTTGGCTCGTCAATCGTTGATTAACCGTGCTGTTGCTGGTGCGTATCAACCTGGGCAAGCTGCTGTACCTGCACAGATGGTTGAGGAAGATGGCCGTTACATGGGTGAAACACCCGCTGTTGCTGGTCGTGCTGCTGGTATTGATCTTCAGTCTCTGTCGCCTGTATTGATGGCAAGCCCTGAAGGCCGCAAGACTTTGGCTGAGTTGGTTGCCGCACAGAAAGCAATGCGTCCTGAGTTCAAAGAAGTTGGCGGCGTTCTGTATGAAATTCCATCTCTTGGTGGAGACATTAAACAAGTTGCTGGGACAAAGAAGCGTGACACTGTGACAGTCGGAAACGTGGTGCTTGATAAAGACTCAATGGATGTGCTTTACACTGCTCCAGACGCTCCTTCTGGCTCCATAAAAGAATTCCAAGACTTCCAAAAACTCACGCCAACACAGCAGAAGGCTTATCTTAATTTGCAGGAAAACAAGCGGCCTGTCACTAACGTGAATATGCCAAATGAAGGCGAACGCAAAGCCGCAACATTGGCAAGCCGTTTGAACTTCAGTGTTGGACAAATGAACGAGGCAATTGGTCTTGATCCAAATGCCGCAATGCCGAATACTGCCGCAGAAATTGCGCGCTTTGTATCTCGGACGGATTTCCTGCCAAACAAGCTGAATTCTGCTCAACGCCAAGTTGTTGAAGCTGCGCAAGAAGATGTACTTGATGCTGCATTGACATTGGGAACTGGTGCGGCTTATAGCCGAGAGCAATTGGCTGGTTATAAAAAGTCATACTTCCCACAAGTTGGGGATGAACCTGCAACAGTAAAAACAAAACAAGATCGGTTGATGAACTTGTTGAAATCTGCTGAGGTGGCATCTGGTCGTGCTGTCAATCAAGTTACGGCCCCAATTCCAAAGCCCGCAATTTCTTCTGGATTGCCATCGGCTAGTGCGATTGATGCTGAGATTCAACGCAGAAAGGAAAAGAAATAATGGACTTAACTAAACTTTCTGACGATGACTTGATGGCATTGAAATCTGGCGATCTGACAAAGATGTCAGATGCTGGCTTGATGGCGTTAAAAAGTGAATCGGCAAAAGGCGCTCAATCACAGCCATCATTGATGGAGTCTTTTGAGCGTGGTCTTGGTATTGCTTCACGCGCTATCGCTCCAACACTTGCTGGCGCTCAAATTGGTTCTCTTGGAGGCCCACTTGGCGCTGTTGCTGGTTCAATGGTCGTTCCTGCGGCTGATGCTGTTACCTCGCTTGTGAACTTGATTGCATCGCCGTTTACAGATAAGCGGCTTATGCCAACATCTCAGGGCTTGCAAAATCTTATGACAATGGCTGGTGTACCTGCTGCGCCAGAAACTCAAACTCCAACCGAGCGTGTTGTATCTAGCGGCCTAGAGTCATTAACTGGTGTGGCTAGAACAGTTCCAGAGTTTGTTCGCCGTGGGGCTGAGTTGGCTCCAACTGTTGCTGGTGGTGTTTCTCGTCAAATGGCTATTGCGCCAGGAACTCAAGCGGTTGTTACTCCAACTGCTGCTGCCACTGGTCAGACGGTTATGGAGGCTACTGGGAATCCATTGGCTGCTGCTGGCGCAACACTTGCAACTGGTGCTGCTGGAGGCATCAAGCGCCCCCAAAAAGAACAAGCGGCCTCATCTCAATTGCTGGACAGAATCGCCTCTGATCGTTACGCAATGCTTGAACAATCCGGCATCCAATTGAAAAATGATGCTTTTACAAAATCAATGGATTCCATCGCCAAGGGTTTACGAAGCGAAGGCTACACACCAACTGGATACCCTAAGATTTCTGGTGCAATTTCAGAGTTGACATCTACTACGCAGCCAAAAGATTGGACTGAAATTCAGGCTTTGCGCAAGATGATTCGTGCTGGTCAAAAAAGTATTGATCCTGAAGAAAAGCGTTTGGCAACAATTTTGCTGGACGAATACGACAATTATTTGTTGAACGTGCCGAAGTCTGACATTGCTGCTGGTGATGTTAAGGCTGCTGGCAAAACATGGGAGGAGGCACGTAACGCTTACTCTCGCATGAAAAAAGCTGAAGTATTTGAAGACATGCTCGCAGAAGCCAAGCTGGACAGAAGCAAATTTACTCAGTCTGGAGAAGAAAACTCTTTGGCAAAACAATTGCGTCAATTGGCAAAGAGCGATAAAAAGATGCGGCTGTTTACTGCTGACGAGCGCCAAGCAATCACAAAAGCTGCTGAAGGCGACTCAATGCAAAATATGCTGAAGTTTTTTGGCAGGTTTGCACCTACTGGCCCTGTAAGCGGTTTATTTACTGGCGGCGTTAGCGTCATGGCTCCTGCTATTGGTATCCCATTGGCTGGCGGAGCTGCTGCGTCACGAATGGCCGCAACAAACATGCGCCGTGCTACTGTGGACGATCTTACAAACATGATGCGTATGGGCCAATCTCCTCAAGTTGTTGGTGGCCGAATGAGAGCCATTCCGGCAACAACTATGGGTGGTTTGCTGTCAATCCAAGACTTGGAAGAACAGCAACGCAACTTGATGGGAATCCAATAATCATGCAACCCTTGCAAAATCGCCGTGCAATTCCAGCGCGGCTTTTTTGTAAGCCTCATGTGCTTCTTCAGGAGTTTCAAAGCAACCTAGATGAATCCCTTTGTAGTTCACTGTAATTTTTGCAACATATCTCTTGATTGAGTTGTAGTAAGAAACGCCCTTGAAACCAGTTTGATTTGTCACTCGAAGTTTTGTGTTCCTGTTGTTTTGCGCATTGTTTGCCTCACGAAGATTTGAAATCAAGTTGTTAGACCTATTCCAATCAATATGATCCACTTGCTCCGGCCATCGACCATAAAACATCATAAAGATGATGCGGTGAGCGTAGTACTTTTTTTTGTTGATGGTTACTTCTTGATAGCCGTTACTTTTTTTAAGTCGGCTGGCTTGTTTGCCTTTGAGCTTGTTTCCTCTGCGGTCAACTTTCCAAAACAGATGACCGTCACGGTATTCAAAGATTTCATGCAAAAACTGCTGAGTAATTTCCATAAGTCCACCAAAGAAAAACCCCTTGAACACCCGCAGTACCAGTGCGAACATCCAAGGGGTAGCCAGTGGCTTAGAACTTTGAAGGCCTGGTACGCCCAAGGTCTAAACCTACGATCATTCTTTCATAAACAAATTGCCCTGTCAACCGCTCAAGCGTAAAATCAGGGTAAACCCTAACAAGGAGCTTTAAATGGCGAAGGTAAAAATTTCAGAGTTTTCCGCAAATCCTGCAAGCAATACGGACATCGATGGAATAAACATTGCAGAAAATTGTCCGCCCTCTGGCATTAACGATGCTATCCGTGAACTGATGGCCCAACTGAAGGACTTCCAGGCGGGCACTGCTGGTGACTCGTTTAACGGGCCTATTGGCACTACAACTGCTGCTGCTGGTGCTTTCACTACGCTGTCGGCATCTGGCGCTGTAACCTTGTCTGGTGGCACAGCCAACGGCGTGGCATTCCTCAACGGCTCCAAAGTCCTGACCACGGGGAGTGCGCTGACGTTTGATGGGACGAATCTTGGTTTAAATGCCACCCCAACAGCATACGGAGCAAACTATCGCACTTTTGCGCTTAACGGTGTTTCTGGAACTCAAATTGATTTTCAAGTTAGCGGCACGGTAAAAAATTACATTTACGGTAGCGCAGCCACGTTTCAGTATGACAGCACAAGCAATCATGCGTGGTCATTAAGCGGCTCCGAACAAATGCGCCTGACCTCCACAGGTCTGGGTATTGGGACGAGTTCTGCTGTTTATAAGTTGGTTGTGTCAAATAACGGTGCAAGTGGTATTGAATTTGGGCCAGCTTTTTCTGGAACAGCAAACCTAATCCAAAGCTACAACAGAAGTGGCGGCGCATATGTGAACACCGTTTATGACGCTAACGAGCATATATTCAACACACTCGGCACGCAGCGCCTCCGCCTCGACTCCTCCGGCAACCTCGGCTTGGGAGTTACTCCGAGTGCTTCGCAAATTCCTCAACTGCAAATTAGCAGAGGGGCTTTTACGGGAGATATTAACTCCAGTTATGTCTCTAACAACTGGTACTACAACGGTGGTGACAAATACATTGGTACAAACTACGCCCTGCAATATAAGCAGGCGGCTATTAACGGCCAGCACCAGTGGTACACCGCCCCCTCCGGCACCGCAGGCAACGCGATCAGCTTCACGCAGGCGATGACGCTGACGCAGGGTGGAAATCTCGTTTTAGGTCAGACAACAGGATCGCGCCGTTTTGAGGCGTGGGGGGCACCGTTAAGTGTAGGTGGCGCAGGTACAGGCGCATTGGCAGTCATTGGAAACGACAGCACCGCTTTCAGTGCGTCCCCAACCGTTGCGCTGACACTTTGGACTCGATACAACTCAGCGGGTAGCACTTTCCCGATGGCTGTAGTCCAAGCGGGGAAAGAGAACGCAACTGACGGGGATTTTTCGGGTTTCCTATCGCTTCAGACTACCAATTCAGTAGGAAACTCAACAGAACGCGCCCGCATCACCAGCGGGGGGGATTTGCTGGTGGGGACGACGACAAGTAGCGGCTATCACAGGTTAAACAAGTCCAACACTTCGGATTGGGTTGTAGCATTTACAAACGCATCAGCCACTACGCCGTGGGGTGTTGTACTTAGTTATTCAGCAGCGGCCCCCAACAATACTAGCCCCGCCATTTCTTTTAGTGACACAGGTGGTGAAAGGGCGACAATCCGAAATAACGGCGGTCTTGCCAACTACAGCGGCAACAACGTCAACCTCTCCGACCGCCGCGAGAAGACCAACTTCGCTCCGGCCAAGTCCTACCTCGACACCATCTGCGCTATCCCGGTGCAGACATTCAACTACATCGACCAAAGCGAAGATGACCCCGGCCTGACGCTGGGTGTGGTGGCACAGGACGTTCAAGCCGTTGCGCCTGAGCTGGTCATGGAAAGCAACTGGGGCAATAAAGACGAACCCAAGATGCGCCTGTCGATCTACCAGACCGATCTGCAATATGCGCTGATGAAGTGCATTCAGGAACAACAAGCCCTAATCACCCAACTCAAGGCACGTCTGGATGCCGCAAATCTTTAAAAGGAACCACCATGACCACCACATTCAAAATCTCTCAAATGGATCGTGAAACCGCTACAGGTTTCGTCAACACAGTGCACTGGAACGCATCTCAAGTTGATGGCGACTTCTCTGCCTCGACATACAGCACTGCCAGCTTCACCAAAGAAGACGGTATCAACTATGTGCCTTATGCAGACCTGACAGAAGCTGCTGTTATTGAGTGGGTCAAAGGCTCTCTCGGTGCTGAAGGCGTGGCTGCTGTTGACGCTGCTTTGGCTGCAAACATTGCTGACCAGAAGGCTCCTAAGACTGCCACTGGTACGCCTTGGAACGTATAATTATGGCATCTGATTTTTGAGGCGTGACATGGATAACCAACAGCTTTTCAATCTTGTAGTATCGGTTGCTGGGTTCTTGGCAATCTATGTCATCAACAACCTGACGCGCACGATTCAGCGTTTGGAAGACAAGGTTAATGAGTTGCCGCATACCTACGTGGCGAAAGACGATTACCGATCTGACATCACGGAAATTAAGTCCATCCTCAAGCAAATCTTTGACAAGCTCGACAACAAGCAGGACAAGGCATGAAAGATTGGGCCGTTAGCTTTTTAGCTGCGGCCTGTCTTGTTAGTTTCATTGTCTTTTGCACTAGAGAAATAATCTTTTTAGTTCGTGGAGTTGTCTGATGGAACCGATCACACTTGCTTTAACGGCAATGGCGGCTGTCCAAAAGACAGTTGCCATGATAAAAGAAGCATCATCTACCATTGATGACGTTCGCAGTCTTGGGCCTTTGCTTGGCAGATACTTTGAGCAAAAGCACGAAGTCACCAAGGCCCTCAATCAGGCCAAGAGCAAGGGCGGCTCCAACATGGGCAAAGCCGTCCAGATCGAGCTGGACCTGAAGGCTCAGCGCGATTTCGAAGAGCAGGTCAAGGGCCTGTTCTTCCCCAACAATATGGACGTCTGGAACTCCATCATGGTTCGTGTGGCCGAGATGGATAAGCAAGACAAGATCGACCAGCAGTTAGCCCGTGACAGAGCTTTGAGAGCTAAGAAAGCGCAGGAAGAGCTTGTTGAGATACTGATCGTTGTTTTTGGTGTCATCCTGATTTTTGTCTTGGTAGGCATTGGCGCTTACCTGGTTATGATTGCGAAAGGTTAATCATGCTGTCTCTTTTATCTACCCTTGGTGGCTTGCTGATTTCTGGTCTACCAAAGCTCTTGGAGTACTTCCAGAACAAGGCTGACCAAAAGCATGAGCTTGCATTGGCTCGTGTTCAGACAGAGCGTGAACTTCAACTAGCTGCTGCTGGTTTTGCTGCTCAAGCCCGTGTGGAAGAAATTCGCACAGAGCAAGTGGCAATGCAGACCGATGCTGAAAAGGTCACTGCGGCTCTAGACCACGACAAAGAGATTGTTCGCAATGCCAGCAAATGGGTAGTCAATTACATTGGAACTGTGCGCCCCACCATCACATACATTTTTGTACTGGAGTTGGTGGCTATCAACGCATTCCTTTGCTACTACCTGTACACAAACCCCGGATTGATTACGAGCATTGATGATGTGCTTCGTTACGCAGACATTGTGTTCAGTGAGGATGAAATGGCATTGCTGTCGGGCATCATTGCGTACTGGATGGGAAGCCGTAGCTGGAGCAAGAAGTGAAAACTTCAGAGAAGGGCATCCACCTGATGCACTACTTTGAAGGCTACCGCAACAAGCCATACAAATGCAGTGCGAAAATTTGGACTGTGGGTTGGGGCCATGCGATGTACCCAGACCAGTTGCGACTGCCAAACGTGCGGACTGAAAACTATACTGGGATGATTCGCGATGACTACCAACTTAAACCAGAAGACAATCGTGTCTGGTCAAAAGAAGAACTGGTTGAAATATTCAAGAATGACCTCGCAACTTTTGAACGTGGTGTTCTACGACTTGTTCCCGGCGTTGTTGGCAAGCAAGGCGCTTTTGACGCTCTTGTCTCAATATCCTTTAACTTTGGGCTAGGGAACCTTCAGCGTAGCACCATACGCATGAAGGCCAACCGTGGCGATTGGGAAGGCGCTGCGGAGGCTTTCATGGCATGGACTAAGGGTGGTGGCAAGGTGTTGCCTGGACTCGTTAAACGCCGCCAAGCAGAACGTGCCTTATTTCTTCAAGAATGAAATCGGCGTATATACACACGCCTCTGAGCTACTGGACTCCACACTGACAACAGACTGACCGTGAGGATTGTTCACCTGTTCAGGGTGATGAAACCATCTACGGCAGTTGTTGCAGTGTGTGTCTGGTAACTCTGGATCACACCTGCTGTAATCAAACGGCAGGGTGTTCACCTTTCAACCCCTTGTAGACGATCTGCGACAAGTTGAGCATATCCAGCAATGTCAACCCAATTGTCCAAATAGTCTTCATCGCCAACAGCAATCCTAGCTAGCTTGTGGCAAATCATTTCAATAGCAAGTGATTGATCGTGTTTGAGCAACTTCAATTTGTCAATCTTCATGTTGTCAAATACGGCTTCTTGAATATCGCTTGTGGCTTTAGCAACATCAACAAACTTGCCATAACGAGCGCCTCGCTCATCAAGGATTTTGTCAATCATCACGACTCCTTAACAAAAACGCCATCTTTGTTGAGATAGCCATTGCGATGCTCGATAACCTTGTAAGCGTTATAGAAGCACTGGCGAACGTCTAGGTCAGTCAAGACCCCTACGTTAACCAGCGTCACCATCACATCACCAATTGCGTCTGCAATTTCTGCTTTGTCATCTTTGGCGATGGCAATCAACAGCTCACAGGCTTCTTCCACTGTCTTGCTGGCTTGGCCTAGTGCTGTACCGTTTTTATAGATACCACGCTGCTCTGCCCACTGCATGACCTGGAATTCTGTCATTCCAAATGATTGGGTTTCTTTCATCAATCAGTGCCTCCGACTTCCATCACCTCTTGTTCGTTCTCTTGCTCTTTGAACTGAGCGACAAGTTTCTGGTGGAGTGGGAATGCGCCTGATTCTGTTGGCAGTTGGCCCAGAACACGGACGATAAAAGCGGCTTCATTTGGTTCGAGAGTAAAAGTCATGGTTTTCTCCAAG